AGACGAAGAAACCTACAAGTTCTACGTCGAAAGGTCGGTAAAGACTTCGCGCGAGTATGGTGCGATTCCTTGGGAAGATCCAGTTTTCACTTCTTTTCTTTCAGAGAAGTACCCGTACGTTCATCGTGAGAAATATTCCAGTCTTTTAGACGAGAATGAGTATATTCGAGACAACGTGCTGGAACAGCTCTTCTTACAATTGGACCCCAAGAAATCTCCTGGGGCTCCTTATTGTTATCGGTTTCCCACCAACGCTGCTCTTCTTTCTCAAGCTAAGGCTAGCTTTGCTGATTTGGTTCAGGAAAGACATCGACTTCTCTTCTATCTGGGCGCTTCTTTGTCCGAGCGTCTAAACGAAGAGGGCCCCGTGAGAGATTTGTTGTTCTTTCCTAAGGAAGGTGTCCTAGACAATTTAGTTCATAGACTCATATCTGTGAATTTGGTGAAGTTGGGTTTTGCGGACCCAGTGCTCTTAAAGAAGAAATCCGAACCACGTTTGCGTGGTAAGAGGCCTAGGTTAGTCAATATGGTTTCGGCCGTAACGAATACCCTTTATCGCCTCGCTCTCGGAGATGCTCTTCTCGAAGAACAGCTTCACGACGATCTTCCAACTGCGGTCGCTTTAGACCTCACCTCTGAGCACGAAACTGAAAAGATGTATCTTAAGTTCAAATCTAGAGGTCTTCTTCGTACAGACGATGTTCAGGGATGGGAATATGCAAACCGCAGTGACCTTCACTGGCGCCCTTTCCTTAGGTGGTGTAGAACTTTGGGGTTGTGTTCTACATCCATTGATCACGTGACCGACAATCGATTCTATCTTCTTCTTGCTTTGTATTTCTGCGATTTGCACAAAGTACAACAAACAGAGGATGGTATTCTTCTGGTCGGTCCAGCTGGTATTGTCTGCTCTGGTATTTTGACGACCTATTCAGACAACTCCATTAAACGCGGGTCCTTGTCAGCAGAGGTGGCTGACATTCAGAAGAAACCTTTCAAGGACCTCTTTATCCAAGTGGCTGGCGACGACTGTGTCGACAACAATGATTCCGCTCCCGAGTATTATCTCCGTCGCGGTTTCGTTACCACCGATGAGAGGTTTTCTGACGTTGATTACGAATTTTGTTCCACTCTTTTTACGAAGACTGGGGCTTATCAGGTTAACATTCAGAAATTCTTCGTTAATGCTCTTTATTCTCGATCAACACACGACCACGCCCTCGAGACGATGTTGGCGTTTAATTCCAGCTTCAAAAGGC